CTGCTGATGCAGTCCGGTCTGGACTTGGCTCGCGAGCAGATTCACGTGGCGATCACCGCCGTGGAACACGATAACCTCCTGGGCGAACTGCAAGTCACTAACCTGGACTACAACTCCCAGCCGACTTTGGTTGAAGGGCGCGTGACCAGTTTCCTGGGCTTCACGTTCCATCAGGTCGAATGGCAGGCCACGATGACCGACGGCGTGACGGCGCAGTATCCGTTGTCGCTGGCGTACATCGCTCCGGGCGGCTTGGCTAGCACGACTCGTTACATTCCAGTCTGGGTCCAGAGCGGTATGCACCTGGGCCGGTGGGGCGCGACCGAAAGCCGTGTCAGTGAACGCCCGGACAAGAACTACAACATTCAGGTCTGGTCCGAACTGAACTGTGGTGCGGTGCGTACCCAGGAAAAGAAGGTCGTCCAGATTGCGTGCCTGAGCACCTAATACCTGGGCCTCAACTGGAGATTATGCCATGACTGTTTACTACGCGAATGTGCAGGCCCAGCGTGCCGATGTGCCGCCACGTTTGCCGGGTAACGAGGGCGTCGGTGGCCGGAGCCGTTGGTATCGGGCCACGATCCCTTTGGATGCCCCAAAGACCAGTAGCACCACCAACGGCTCCGGGGTCACGACTTCCGATCCCGTGGTGCTGTTCACCCGTCCACCGGGCATGCGATTCGCTCGCGGCTTCATCACTTCGTCGGTATCGTTGGGCACTTCGACCATTTCAATCGGTGTGTCTGGCAATCCGGCCAAGTTCAAGGCCGCTGCGACCTTCACCGCCGTGGACACTCCGACGGCGTTCGGTGTAGCGACTCTGATGGCCGCTGCTGCCAAAGCGGCTTCCGAGGATGTGATTCTGACCGTGGCTACCGCGAACTTGCCGACGACTGCCGGTGCGGTTTTGATCATTGACATGGAGTTCATTGGGCCGTAATATGGCCAGTGGATGACATGCGATTAACCCCAGCAGGACTGTACCGGACTGCTGGGGTTTCTTTTTGCCCGCTGTTTGCGTAGACTCATCGTATCCACGGGAGAACGCCATGCAGATTGAATTGAAGATTCTTGACAGCCGCTTAGGGTCCGAGCTTCCACTTCCTCAGCCCAGCACGGATGGCTCAGCGGGCATTGATCTACGGGCGATGATCAACGAGACGGTGACCTTGTGGCCGGGGGGCGCTGCGCTTCTGATTCCGACCGGACTCGCGATCAATATCAAAGACCCCGGCTATGCGGGGGTTATCCTCCCTCGCTCCGGGCTGGGGCACAAGAACGGCGTTATCTTGGGCAACAGCGTTGGGCTGATCGACAGCGATTACCAAGGGCAGGTAATGGTGTCATTGTGGAACCGCAGCGACGATATCTACCGGGTTCGGCCGGGGGAGCGGATCGCGCAACTGGTCATCGTTCCGGTGGTGCGTCCGGTGTTCGTCATCGTAGACGAGTTCTATGAAACGAAACGCGGTGCGTCCGGCTTCGGGTCCACCGGAGTGAGTTGATTATGTCACAGAATCAAGTGAGCATTACCAACGCCGCATTGCGGATCATCGCCGCCAACGTCATTGCAGATCCCGCCGAGAACACCGAGTCAGCGCGGCAGGCGCGGGGATGCTACGCCCAGGTGGTGCGGGCGGAACTCGCCGCGCACCCGTGGATTTTTGCTTTAAAGCAAACCCAGCTCGCCTTGGTTGACGAGACCCCACTGTACGATTTTGCCTATACATATCAACTACCTAGCGATTGTGTACGGTTGGTATCCTTGCAAAATCGCTGGCTGTTTCCCTGGCGGAAATATGCGGAGTCGGACCCGATTCCGTTCTACTCATTGATGGGCGACAAGCTGTACACCAACCTGGCCGCACCGATGCGCGTCACGTACATCCGTGACATGACCGACGAACCGGAAGAGTGGTCCCCCGCGTTTTGCGCGGTCGCTTCGGCGGCTCTAGCAATCCAGCTCGCTAACCCGTTGGCAAAGTCGGATTCCGCTTGTCAGCGCGCTGAGCAGCAGTACCAGAAGGAGTTGTCGCGGGCGCGCCGGGTGAACGCCATCCAGCTTGCTCCGCAGTATGCGCCGGACGGTAGCTGGCTGACAGCGAGGATCTACTGATGGCCCGCGCCCGCACGATTACCGCTGCACTGAACGGCGGCGAGTGGTCGCCGCTGCTGGACGGCCAGGTCAAGCAGGATAAATACTATAACGCCGCCAAGAAGTTACTGAACTTCCTGCCGACGGTGCAGGGTCCGGCGCGGCGGCGCGGGGGAACGCGGTATGTGGGCGCGGTGAAGAACGCGGCCGCCAAGACTTGGCTGGTGGAGTTCGTGTTCTCTGCGGGCCAAGCCTACATCCTGGAGTTTGGCGACTACTACGTCCGGTTCTGGGTGAACCGTGGGCAGCTCCTATCGGGCGGCGTGCCCTATGAGATCGTCTCCCCCTACGCCGTGGCCGACTTGGTAACGGCGGACGGCACCTTCGCGTTGCGGACCCTGCAAAGCGCGGACGTGATGTGGATCGTCCACGCCGAAGGGAAATACCCGCCCTACAAACTGTCGCGGTTGGGCGCAACGAACTGGACCTTGGCGGCGATCAGCTTCACGAAAGGGCCGTTTCAGGACGTGGACTACCCGGCCAACGGCCACGCTCTTCGGATCAGCGCCACGACCGGCACGATCACGGTGACAGTGACGGCGGGCACGGCGCTGTTCACGTCCGCTTATGTCGGGATGCTGCTACGGATCTGGAGCCAGAACCCGGCGTCAGTGACGCCCTACCAACCGGCGATGAGCGTGACGACCGGGCAGCAATTCCGTAATGCCGGTCACGTCTACCAAGCCAACAACAACTACACTTACAACTCCAACGACACGACGCAGCGCTATGTGCCGACGCACACGGAAGGCGATGCCAGCGATGGGGCGATCAGTTGGACCTACCTGCACTCCGGCTACGGATGGGGCAAGATTACGGCGGTCGCCGGTGACGGGATGAGCTGTACCGTGGACACGGTAGGCCGGTTCCCGGATTCGCTGCTGACCTTGCAGTCGGGCCGGTATGCGTTCTCGGAGTTTGGTTCCGTCTACGGCTACCCTACCAATGTCGTGTTCTACCGCGAGCGGCTGACCTATGCGCGGGGCAAAAAGGTCTGGCATTCCGTGGTCGGCGACTATGACAACTTCGACAACCTGGATGCCGGGTCCGTGACTTCGGAAACGGCGATGGCGGTCGAACTGTCCTCGGATAAGCTGGATGCGATTCGGTGGATGGCCGCGACTCACGCCTTGCTGGTCGGGTCTGCGCAGTCAGAGCTGGCCCTCAGCGAGCAGACGGCGCAAGCGGTATACTCGGCCACGAACGTCCAGTCCACCCCGCAGACTGAATACGGTGGCCGGATGCTGCGCCCGCTGCGGGTCGGGGATGACGTGTTGTTCATCGAACGCCCCGGCCATCGGATTCGGGCGATGCGCTATGAGTTCTCCACCGACAAGTACCGGGCCGAGGACATCACGGTCCTGGCGGAGCATCTGTTCGACGGGTCTGAGCGGATCGGCGAGGTGGATCAGGGTCAGCGGTATGTTCTCGACTGGGCCTATCAGCAGCAGCGCGACGGACTGGTCTGGTGCGTGCTGTCCGATGGCACCCTGGCGGTCATGACCTACAACCGGGAGCGCGGCGTTCTGGCCTGGGCACCGCATATCCTGGGCGGCGGCGCGGTGGTCGAGTCGGTACGGTCTATCCCGTCACCAGACGGCACCAGTGACGATGTTTGGTTTGCCGTGAGACGCACGGTGAACGGCTCTACGCAACGCACGATTGAGTACCTGACCGACTACCGCCTTGTGAAATTGGGCGCGGCTGAAGCCGTCCACGTCGATTGCAGCGTCACTTATCGCGGCGCGGCCACGGCGGCCATTACCGGACTGGGCCATCTGGAAGGCCAGAGCGTGCAGATCTGCGCGGATGGCGCGGCGCAGGCCGAGCGAGTGGTCGGCGACGGGCAGGTGACTTTGGATCGTCCAGCGTCCTTGGTCCACGTTGGCTACAGCTACCCCTCGCGGTATCAGTCCATGCGGATCGAGCTGGACACCGGCGCAGGAACGGCGCAGACCGCGAAGAAAGGTATCTCTAACCTGTGGCTTCGGCTACAATCCACGATCGGCGGTAGCTTCGGGCCGTCGTTCGACAAGATGGACGACCTGCCCACGATAGACCCCTACGCGCCGGTGGGTGAGCCACCGGCTTTGTTCAGCGGAGATGTTTGTACGCAGTTCCCCGCTGGGCTAGACACGGACTGCTTCATCTGCTATGAGCAGTCGTTACCCTTGCCAGCGACCCTGGTGGCGCTGATAACGAGGCTGATCGTCAAT